ATAAGTTAATTGGAACTCTTGCAGGTTTAGCAGCTGCGGCTGCTAGTGTTAGTGGTTCAATACTTAACACTATTGGTTTAATAAGTAACCTTCAATTTGTACGGCTTAACGTTGTTGCTGCAGGTGTTACGACAGGAGCTGATATTGTATCGGTAGTTAGCCAGAAAGCAGAATTAATGCCGGTTATTTAGAAAGTAAATACAAAAAGTCGCTTAGGTGACTTTTTGACTAAGGATGTACAATGAAAAACGTATTAATCTTAAAAGATTGTAAATATGCTCAGAGTAAACCTTCATTACCTATACTAACATTCACTAAAGGCGATAAGTGTTGTTTAGATCTTTATTTGGCGGATTCAATTATTTCTAATGGTGATGGTACTGAATTTACAGTTGAACCTGAACCTGAAATTGAAGACAAGGTAAATCCTGAAACAAAAGAAAAACCGAAAAAATATAAATCTCGAAGCGGAAAGGAGAATAAATAATGGGTAGTGCAAATGTAGACAATCGTTTTGAGCAACCACCTGGCGGCAGTACTGATAATCCATTAGTTTTAGATGGTACAGTTAAAACTGGTGAAGTAAAAGCAGAATCGTCTGATTCTTCAAGTGTAAAAGTGTAAGAACCATCAGTAAAATTGCTTACTAAAACGTTGAACATTAAACCTAGTTCGAAATCTGCCGTATCAATAGCAAAACCGTTAGTTGTTCCGTTTCCAGTTACTGGAACCGTCAAAGCGATGTTTTGTTTTATATTACTTCTTATGTCTTGGACTGCCATTAGCATTCCCCTTTGAATTAATTAATTTACAAGGCTAACTTTTGAATCTTTAAAGACTCGAAATTCGTTACATCAGCTCCAGTTCGTTTGGTCGTATAGAATTTAATGAATGGCTTTTCCGTTAATTCATCTCGGATCACACGAAAACCCATTCTATCAACAATTGTGTAACCTGCAGAAAAGTCACCATAAACCAAAGGTAAAGAATCCGTTGCAATCTCAGGCATATCATTCATGAAAATAACACGCTTACCCAGCAAAGTAAGATCGTCTCCAACCTTAAGGCTTCGAGGATCTAATAAATATGCACCAGCACCATCTTTAAGTGTGATAATATCTTGCCATGAAACGCGCTTTATTCCAAAAACTGCGTTAGCTTGATATTCTTCTATCAAACTATTTTGCAATTTCTTAACACCATCACCAGTAAAACTTCCGGCAGAACCTGAATTTACTTGTTCTATTTTATTTCGCTCATAAACACCTGCAGAAGCCCACGCTGGTAAAGACATGAAGCCTCTAGGTTTTTGAGATCCATTACCTAAAACAAAAGCGGTATTCTCTTCACGAGATATTTTACTTGTAGTCTTTCGAGATAACCATGACTCAATATCGAACCCCGCATCATCTAGCATTTTTTGAGTTGCCAAAGGTTGAGAAAAGATCTCATGAACAGGTATGGTTAACTTGCCAATTTTTGGGGTACCAGTGTTATTTCTTGATTGAGTTTCTCCCACCCATCCACCAGAATCAGACTGGTCATCATCAATAAGAAATTCCATTGAATCTGATGAGGTTGTTTCGTTATTTGCAATGTTACGAATTGGTGATGTTTCAAAAATACGCTTGATCATTGTAGCAGAGCGCTCTGGGCGAATAAAATAACCACCCTGTGGATTTACACCAGCAATAAGGGTTTTAATTTCATTTTCACGACGATGTTCAGGAACTCCATAAAATGACTTCAAACACATTGCAGTCACTACAGCAGAAGCTACATCCTCATCCATACCAACACCAGTTCGCAAGTATCTAGCTGTTTGCTCGGCGGCTTTAGCTTCCATATCCGATTGTTCATTGCCTGTTTTCGTACCAAGTCGAGAAACTGCTTTTTCAACATATTCTGCTGTTTTTTCAACAGCACTTAATTGTAGTTGCAGTTTTTGTATTTCTTCCGCTGATTTTGCAGCAGCCTCAGCCGCTTTTTCTTCAACCTCTTTTATGCGCCCGTCTGATTTCTTTTGAAATTCAGTTGATGCGTCCTGTGCCTCGGCTACCTGGTTTTGATATTCGCCAATTTTATCGCCTAATTCTTTTATTTCTGTTTCTGTACTCATAAGGAATTTACCTTTTGTGAAATTTTTCTGATTTGATTAGCTGCAACTTTAATATCAAAGTTAGAACTTATAGTAGCTATTTCATTTTCCAGATCAACATCATCACCGGCAGGCTCCCCCCGCAAAGATTCATTGAACTTATTTGATGCGGCAATTTCTGCCGCTGATTTTGAGCACCCTGCATCCCGCAGAAATTTCTCGAACTCTCGTCTAGTTGTAATTTTCTTTACATCTTCAACGTTGATTGATTTTACGTCTGTTATTTTTGCTTTAGGGTTTGCAGGAAATGTAACTAGACTTATCTCTTTAAGATCTACCTTTATAAGTCTTCGAATTCCTTGATTGTTTATTTCAAATTCTAATGCATGAAACCCAATTGACATGGTTTTAACAGAGCCAATTTTTAATTGAGGTATTACACGACCACTAACAAAAACATCTTCTTTTGGTAACCTTCCTATAACAAATAAACCTTCTGGTATTTCTGTGATTACGGCAGGCATTCCAATAGGTTCATATGAACTGTGTTGCCATAATATAACTGGTAGTTCTTTCTCTATAGACTCTTTGAAAGCGCCTCGCTCGACGATATCATCAACTAAATCTAAATTGCCAAAAGTAGCTGCTAGCCCTTCAAATATGAAAAATTTATCATCTTCATCGTCGTCATGAAGAGCTTTTATTTCGAAAGCAACATCTATTGTGTCTAAACCTGATTTAGTTTTCAAACTTACCTCCTGCTCATGTTTATTAAAAATATTATAACACTGGTAATTATTTACGCAAGTTCTAGGATATAAACCCGAATTCAGGTACCGGAACTTCTGTTTCAGTTTCTGCCATAGTCTGTGCGTTAAAAATTGCTTTCCTGGCATTTAACACATCGTTTTTGTCTCTCACGCTGGCGCATCGACAATTTATTACATTTCCTAATGATGCGCCCTGACTCGTATCACCTGGTATTCTTAATAATTGACCACTAACACTGAATGATTCATCAATGTTTACTTTATCACCATCAGCAGCAACATGACTAAATGGAGACATTCTAACTACTTCATCACCAGCCGTAACCCATTCTTTTTGGACTTTTGGCGGTGTTAAACCTATAGGAAGTTCAGGTACAACGACTTGAGGTCTTGGTATTGCAAGTACGGGCCTAGGCAATGATAATTTGTTTCGAGTTAATATTGATGTTTCAGTGGCTTTTGATGTTTCAGCCGCAACTTGAACTTCAGTTGTTGCAATTGTTCCAGTTCTTCCTTTTAGTTTTCGACGCAATAAAGTACCGGCAACTTGAGCAACTTGTCTATTAGATACAACCTCACCTGGCTTGCCTAATTCTTGCAACTGTCGATCTGATGATACAATTGATTGTGATATATCACGTTGATTTGTTCTTGTGATTATTTGAGACTGATCGATCAACCTGGCCGCAAAGAATAAAATAAGAGCTTCAGTTATTAGCGAGTCTTCTTCTTCAGTTGATTCTAAGTCTTCAGGTAGAAATTCTCTTATCTGATCACTAAATACCTTAGATGTTCTATCGTATTGATTTTCTAATAAATCTGATAATTCAGGTTCGAATTCTCTAGCGTTAAGTACAACACCATCACGTCCGAAATCCAATACTGTTTTTTTGACTATTTTATTATTTAAAGTAGTTAGTTTACGGATAAAATCTTTTTCTAGCTTTATTTTATCGCGCAGATCGCTTCTTGCTTGAGTTCTCACCTCTTCACTAGCTGCCACTTATTGATCCTCATCACTTGCTAGTGAATCTGTTGGCTCTTCTTCTTTTATTAAGTCAACACCTGCAGGAACCAATGTTGAACTGATATATACAACATCACCACCTTCATCAAGAGGTTTATCACCAATAACCGTTCTAATTTCATTCATAGTGTTGACGTTTAATTCAACTTGACGTTTTGCGTTTTCAAGAACACGTGGACGTAAAACAGGTATGTCACTTTCAGAAGATTTAAATATTAAGTTTTCGGTATTTTT